ATAATTGCATCTAGCACCTCGCCGTCATCCGGGGTGCACGTTTCTTTGGTTGGTCTCCCGGCTGCTGCTAAGTCAGCCGTTGTTCTTTCTTGTTTGCGAAACGAGGACGCAGTGGTTGTGCCAACCACGGAGCTGTGTAAGAAGTGGCGTGCCGACCTCAAGGCCGCCAACCTCCGCACAAGGGTCTTTACCCAGCACAAGCTCCTGGTGGACCCGACCCTCTCCCGTTCTCGTTTTCGCCTTCTCATCATTGACGAGGCTTTTCTTTTGGAGAGCGCGCACGTGCACGCTTTGTCTCGTTTCTCTGACCTCACCGTCTGCGTAGGGGACGTCCGACAGATCGTCGGCTTCCATCTGCGCGGGCAAGCCGGTCATTTCTCTTTTCTCCCTGAGTTCGCGCGTTTTGTTATTTCCGCTCCTTTCTCTTTGGGTCTTCCTCTTCCCGTTCTTCTCCTTGGCAAGCGCCTCGGCTTCGTCGACCCGTCTGCCGTCACCCTCAACAGAACTGGCTGGCTCCGGTTTTCAGAGGGTACACCTTCCCCCACTTCCCCCGACCGCAAACATCTGTCGATAGTCTTCAATCGATCGCAGCTCACCCACCAGCGACTTACCGCTCATGAGTCGCAAGGTTCGCGCTGCCGGACTGCTGATGTCGCCGTCACTCACCAAGAGTCTAACTGGGTTCCTTTCTCCGGTCATTTCTGGGTTGCTATTTCTAGAGCCACTGTGGGCACCACCCTCTTTCTTTGCCCGCTCGCGGCTTCTCATTTTCGGTCTGCGGTTCAAGGCGTTAACGGGTACAGTTTGGTTTCTTTTCAGCTTCCCTCGTCCTTTTCTGTTTTGCGCCCGAAGCTAGATTCGAGCTTCGTTAGCGCGAGGGGGCTTCATAATTTGCCCTCTCTAATCGACTCCACCTCTCGCCGAACCCTCGTCGGCGATGCGCCCACTCGCGAAGAAAATAGCGAGTTCCTTCACTTCGAGAACCGAACCGTTGCAGCGGTCACCTTCTCTGAAATCGCCGACGCCATTATGGCGATCAACCTCAACGTCAATCAGATATCTTATGCTGACGTTGTTGACCTTCAGGATGTTTACGTTCCTCGTGAACTTAATGGGAAGCTCACCCACCGACTTGACCTGCGAAGTGATGTACGCGGGTCCTCTTCTATTCTCCCTTCCGCCGGGGTCTTCTTCTCTTCTCGTGACACTAAGACCGAGATGTACACGATTGCGGAGCGTTATCTCGCAAACGCTCCTTTTAAGGAAGGGAACCCCATAGCCCTTGCCCACCAACTCCTACAGGCATTTGATCGAGCCTACGTGGACCACTCCAAGGAGCCCATCTTCGTCGATGGGAGTTATTGTTATCTGGAATGGTTCTTGTCAAGAAAGGAGTCCACCTTCGATCCCTCAGCCTATCATTTTGGCGAGGAGAAGCCGACTGTTCAATTTCAGTCGTTCCTCAAGGCCCATGCCAAGGCCAAGAACGATATCGGCTTCGGATCGAAGATGGAGAAGGGGCAAACAATCGCAGCTGGCGACGAGTCCTACAACGCTCGTTTCACTTCAATCGCTCGCCAGCTTCAGACAGCACTTCTCAGCGTGCTGGCTGACGACGTCATCCTCGACATTGGTTATTCCGATGTCTCCTTTGCTGAGAAATGCAGATCGATTGGGCTCGGCACCCAGTCGAATACACAAATCGACCTCTCCTCCCAGGACTCCACTCACAGACAATGCCACGTCCTGGCTCTTATTAACCTCATCAAGCGTTACACTGACGCATCGGTTGAGGAGTGCGATTTGTACTTTCGCATGCGTGAATCATTCGTTGTTCGCGCACGCAATTTCAACACAGACCAGGCCATCGTCTATTCTCAAAACTGGTCCCTTCCCTCTGGCGATCCATTCACCCTCATCGCCAATTGCATTCACGAAATGACTTCAACCGCGTACGTGTTTGCTCTTACCCCTGAAATTCGCGGTCCTTGTGCGGCTAAAGGAGACGACCAGCTCTATAATGGTCGTCTAAACTTTGGCCCTGTCGAAAAGGTCAGAGCTGAGGAGCTCGGAGTCAAGTTCAAAATTGACTATGACCTTCCACCTTTCTTCGCCGGTCGACTCATACTACCTACCGGCACCGTGTGCTACGATCCTGTCAAGATCGCAGCCAAATACAGCGTCAAGAATGTGGCCCCCGAGAACGTGGACGAACTCGTCCTTGCATACGCTCAAATCCTCCCACCCTTGTCGCCAGAGGATTTTGAGCTTCTCCAGATTTCCCTTGGGCCGCACCACCCTTCCATGAGCCCGCCGCAAATCCGGGTTGCATCTCTTTTCGCCTTTTCTCTCTGGAATAAGGATTTCTTTCTTCGCTTCCAGAAGCGCGCCACCCGGGCGTGCTATCAATTTGTTGATGCACCCTCTTTTTGCGTCAACACCGTGCTCCGAGTCTTAGGACATGCCTCGGTTGCGGACAACATTTCTTCTCTCGAGTTGCGCACCTTATTGAGTGATCGCAACATTCCATTCATTTATTCCCCTGGCGCCTCTCGTTTCGCCATGCGCTTTTATGCTCAGCGAAATCGGGACGTGATTGTCTTCAGCGACTCGCATGCCCTAACGTATGCGAACACCTCCAACAGTGGGTTTTAATCCATATCTCCCTTCACGACTCACTCACATCCAAGAAATCATGAGTTCCGAGTCCACCACTGTTGCTGTTGCCGCCGGCTTCGGCTCCCCCGAGGCCCCCCAGATCCCGGGCGCGATCCCCGCTGTTGCCCGCGCTGCCTTGAGCGATCAGCGCGCTGTTAAGATTGACCTTCGCTCGGCTGCCTCCATCACGGCCAAATTTGCGCCTTTTGAGCGCGTCACTCTCCTTTGGGCCTCGGCCACCCTTCACCTTGCCCCCGCCGATGCTGTGACTGTTGCTTGCGGGTGGGTGCCCAACACCGCTACCCTGACTGACGCGGTGATTGAGAACGCATTCGACGGTTGCGAACTGTCGACTGCCAAATATGCCGGGATGACCGCCGTGGTTCCTCTTTCGGAGCCTAATTTTGGAACGGAGCTCAAAGCTCTTGTTTCCGGAAATCCCTCCCCCGCCTTCGCCGCTGTCGCCACTGGCGCTGTCGGCTTCATCAAGGTGAAGCTTCTCTTCTCTGGCTCTGGCGTAGCTATTGCCTGATTTCTTCGTGCTCTTTCCGCGCACGCCCTCATGAGATCGAGTTTTCATTCTTTTACTCACTCAAACACATGATTGTTCTTTTGAGGGAGCCCACCATTGGGCCTCCA